CTTCGGTTATCTTAGAACTCATAGATTAACCACCTTTGACTTCTTGCCACAGCGAATCGTTGCCGTCTTTCCGTCAGCGTTCTTTGTGATGGTTACAGACTGTCCGTTCTTGGCGGTATCGGTGTACGAGCCACCCTTTTCGCGCAGTTTGTACGCACTTACGTTGTTTGCGAACTCGTCAACGGCTTCTTGCTGTTTCTTGGCGAGCTTTGTGCTGTCATCGGAAGCGGATTCCTGAGTCTTCGCGTTGCGAGCTTCGTCGATTTTGCTCTGAAGCTCTGCACTGTACGGCAAACCTTCAGCATCTTTCAGAAATTCCGCAACCGCCGCCTTGGTAGGACGCTTATTCTTGTCAAAGCTTGCAGTGTACTTGCCCCAAGCCATTTCAAGGTTCTGCGCAGTGTCACCAGCCTTTGCTCCGCCCTTCTTAGTTTCGAACGGGTTATCATATTCCTTGCCAGTACCCTTCTTGTATGCTTCCAGAGCCTTGTCAACCTTGAACTGCGCAATCTGTTGCTGTTTTTCACCTTCTGCCCAAGCCAATTCGGTGTAGGCGTCGATGACAGCCTGTTCCAACTGCGGAACCTTGGCCTTATTTTCCTTATCTTGTTCGAGCTGGCGCAGATATTGCTGGTATTCGCGAGTATTGATGGCTTGCTGATGTGCAAGAGAGTTGCCCATGTCGCCAATACGTGCGCGGTTAGCGGCAAGAGCCATGTCAAGTTCGTTCCTTGACCGTTTTCCAGCCGTAATTTCGTTCTTCACGTTGGCAATCTCGGTCTCAATCTCGGAAATACGTGCGACGTTGCGCAAATATTCCTCTTGTAGAGACTTGATGTTGTCCTGATAGGCCATACCTTGTCCGTAATTGTTAGCTCCGTACATACGGCCACGCTCAATAGCACCTTCACCGCCCATTCCGTAGTTCTGCGGAGGCGGAGGAGGAACGACGTCAGGAGCCCTACTCGGCTCGTAACCGTTCATCTGCACAGTGGTGGGCTTATATCCTTGCATAGCAAGACGCTGTTCGTCTTGCAAGCTCATTCCTGAAGGCTGTTGCCATTTCCAATCGAAAGCCATGTAGAAATCCTCTCTTATTCAAGCAGAAAGTAGGTTCGCTATGCGTACGCTCCGTCGTAGTTGGCACTATTCCAGCCACCAAGCAACGGATTCGGGTTCTTCAATTGACGGCTCACAACAGGATACACTGCGCGACCGATTGAATCTGACTTCAGCAAGTCTTGAGCGGCCAAAGAAGCCTTCTGCGTATTTTCATATTGCTTGAACGTGTACCACTTCGGTGAATTGCGCCACTGCACTTCGATACGTGCGTCCGGAGTCAAGCGTATGCCAGTAACGGCACTGGATGAAACACTGAACGGACGTCTCGACTTGGACTCATTCCAGAACTGCGGAAGGTTCTTCTCCTCTTGTAAGCCACGGTGCAGTGCGGCACGAACCGTCTTAGGATCTGCTCCAGGTGGAAGCATCTTCACGTACTTCGTGATTGCATCGTTGTGCTCTTGAAGAGTCTGCATGCGACCAGCTTCTTCAATCACGTCCATGTCTGCATGACCGTGCTGGTTGAAGTTCGCTTCGCCTGGAATGAACACGACGTTGTAATTGTGCGACCAGCTAGGAGCGAACTCAGACGGATACTGCTTCGCCATGAACGAACTTGCTGGGCCACTTAATCCACCTACTGGAGCACCGCCCACACCAGAGGCGACTGGGGCGAAACTGATTCCACCCACGCCTCTGCCGAGACCCATGCCAAGAGCCATGCTGAACAGCTGCTTGGCTATTTCAGCCTTGTCCATCTTGGCCATAGGTTAACCTCCGAGTTGAGCCTCTATTTCTGCATTACGTTTCTTGAGCGAAGCCAGCTCGGACATGAGCTTCGCCAGCTTCGCGTTTGCGGCAGTTCCGTCGAAAGCTTGATACTTGTCAAGCATGTCGGCATATTCCTTGTTGGCCTTGTTCTGTTCATAACTACGGACAAAGTTTCCCCAGTTCGCCGCATCAGCGCGAACATTGGACTGCCTTGTCGGAGTCATGTCACGGATTCCCTGAACTCCAGCCCAGTTGAAAGTGAATGCCATATTACTTACCTCCAAACCAAGAGCTCAAGAACTGACCGCCGGCTCCCATCAAGCCACCAGCGAGATCCCAACCAGACGTGCCTTGCTGTGCATTGGCGGCACCAGAAATAGCCTGAGCCTGAGAGTTGAGAACCCCAGTGCGGTTGGACATACCAGCGGACAATGCGTCACCCATACCACTTGTGTAAGCTTCGCGATCCTTGCCGTAGGCATCTACTGCGTACTGGTTACGTGTGTTGGTAGCGTTGTAGTTGTTCCAAGCATTCTGCGAATTTATGTTGTATTCATTGAGAGCGGCCTGACGGTCTTGCATAAGCTTTGCGTACGCCTTTTCCCATTCTTCACTAGCCAAAGATTGCTGCTTCGCACCGACACGTGAAATGAAGTCGCTTGAGAATCGATTTCCACCAGATGCCGCGCTGTTGTTGATTGCATTCATAGCGGCATCAACACGCTGGTTCATTGCCGGATCCATATAGTCAGCGATGTTGCCAGTGTAAGTGAATCCTTCGTTCTGGTAGACCGGGCTGTTCAAGAAATCTTGCAACGCTTGCGAATAGTTGGACGCACCTTGGCCATACTGGCTCGAAACGAGTTGCTTCCAAGTATCAATGTCGGCCTGGTTCTGCGCAGCCGTATTCTCGGCAAGACCTTGAATACGGTTGTACGCTTCCTTAGCTCGTTCCGCGTCCGAGTTACGTCCCATCCAGTCGCTTATTGCGCTTCCGGCGGCCATTGCGCCAGCCGCTGCTATTAGTGGCCATGCCATACTCTAGTCCTCCTTCTCTTCCTTGGACTTCTTGGGCTCCTTCTTTTCGTCGCCCTCATCCATGTCGAGCTTGTCCAAGTAGTCTTCAATGGCCGAGTTCAGCGCACGAAGTTTACCAAGCAATTCTTTCTGTTCCATAGCGAAACCTCTTCTATTCAAGCTGAAAGTAGGTCTACCTGACCGCCTTCAACTGCGACGTACTTCCAAATATGTTGATCTGAACGTAGCCAGCCTCTGGGCAAACTATCGCATCGTCCGTAGGCTTAACTACTATAGCGTGAGCAGTTCCGGACGCGCCGTATAACAACGCCGCAGTCGGTACTGTCACCTTGAACGGCAACGCTACAGACCCAGCTTCAACTGTCCTATCCATGCTCACGAAGAACGGACACATGACTACATGCCAGTCATGGTCATGACGTTCATCCCATGTGCCGGTGAGCACAGTGAGGATGTCAATTATGGGCGTGTTCTGTCCTACTAGTCCGCTGTACATTAGATTACCGTAGTGGTTGGGCTCACTCTCTGCGAGCAAGCGGTTAGTTCGAGACTTGTCGGGTGCGCGTAAGTAACCTTCAGCACGCAAAGACGGTTGTAACCCAGTACACGGAAGATGACCCTGTGCGAGTAGTTACCAGTCTTGCCCATCCTTGCTGAGCGAACGTGTCCCCAAGTATTTCCTCCGTCCTTACTGACTTCAAGGAGCAAGTCCGGCTGTAACGTGTAATCGGCCCAGGTTCCGACGTTGCACTCGATGCTTAATTCGTTAAAAATGAACGGACGTTCATCGTTAACAAGCACAGCACCTTGGCGGTGTCGGATCATTGGTAGACGGTTGGTCTTCCCGGAGTAATCCTCGTACCAGTATTCGTCGCTATGCTTGTACATGCAACCGTCGTTGCAGAATGCCAGGAACTGACCCTTGAACCAAATCATTGCTGACACGCGCCAACGTGTTTCCTCGCCAGTGCTGAACACTCGGCTAGTACGCTGATGCCATTCCTTGGTCTCCGTGTCGTACACCCAAGTCTCCTGTAGGTTCTGGAGCTGCAACACGTAGAAGTTGTGGTTACCTTGTGCGTAAGCAAATGCGTATGCGCTGTCGCCAGTCTCACCCAAGAGCTTGTTGTCGAGCCAATCCTCGGAAATCTTTGTGTACTGCTGGCCACTGATCATGAGCACGCCCTTGGCGTAAGATTCGCCAGAGCCCAAGTAGTACAGATTGCTTCCACAGATGGCAATGGAGTTCGGAGCCTGAAGACCGTTGGAACTGTTAGTCGTGTATGACTGACGTTGCCAAGTGGAATCCTCGCCACTGCCACGTTGCCAAATTTCGATCGTCTTGTACCCAAACAGATAAAGGTTCGGCCCAATGGCACTGATGGCCCTTACGTTGTCCGAACTGGATTCAGCGTTGAAGAACTGTTGCGTCTCGTAACTGTCATAGAACATGCAGTCAAAGGCGTCGACCTTCTTGGTCAATATCTTGTACGGATTGTCTGGGTCATAGATGGGCTGGCGCACACCGTCAACCACTTGGGTCTGGAACAACTCGCGTTCGTCACTATTAAGCGGGTAGGGCACACTGTAGTACAAAAATCCACTAGTGCGGTCGTTGATGACCACCGAACCTCCGACCACTGCGACGTGCGACGGATTGATCTGTCCACCTTCGCCGTTGACACGTTCGGGCAAACTAATTCGACGCAGTTCGCCACCGTCGATCAGGTTGTACGCCCACAGGTTGGAACCATCGGCCACAAGCAAGTAAGGGTTGATACCGCCGGACTCGGCAAACGTAACACGCGATGCGCCAGTTCCGACAGTACCGATAAGGGTCACGTTGCCGACATAGTCGATACGGTACAGACGTGGGCCAAACACCACGAAAGCGTTCTCTTGCTGGTTATGAGTACCAAGTCCTACACTTGAGACGTATGCGCCACGGCATTTCGCGGTAGGCGAAATCCTGCGCTGGTACTCAAGTCCAGGGACAGATGCCAGATACTTGTTCTCGGCGTTGATGTCTAGGAACATGTTGCAGCTCCAAGACGAACCCATCGTCGCCGGATGGACGCCCTTGTTGGTACCTGGGGTAATGAGGTAATTCGATACCGTGGTCTTTGACATGAGATCTCCTTACATGCCTACGCCGTTGTAACCGTTGACGAAATTGGTTCTCCAGTCCGTTCCCACTTCTGCACACTGTTGCATACGCTGGGTAGCGTTGGAACGCTTGATTAGAGTCTTGGCCGAGAGGAAGTCAGATGCGGTTGACGCCTTCTTCTCATCGCTCAGTTCGAAGTAGTTGGCCAGACGGTTGCTTAGTCCGGACAGCAACAGTTCTCTGTAAAGGTCGGACAAGTAAATCTTCTCGTCTAGTTTGTACGTAGGAAGCTGTGAGTTGTACCAAGCACGAACAGTGTTGTGCGGTTCTCCGTCAAGTCGGAGAATGCCGACTATGCGGCAAGTGTCCGTATTGTCGTTCTCGTTATGTACGTCCTCGATGTCGGTATCGTACGTCCAAGTCATGGCAGTCGTGTAAGGATTGACCTGACTCTGCTGAATCACGTTGGAATTGTTCAGCAAGATGAAACGATTGCCAATCTGTCTGGCAACTGATTCAATCTTCTGAGGCGGTTCCATATCTACAGTCGCATAGTTCGCTTCTTCGCCGTCGTACAGCTTGCGGAAGTAGATAACCTTCGCATTGGGACAGTCAACCCATTTCTGGGCCATGGCAATGTAGCCTTCGTTATTTAAATTGCTTATGAGGCGGTTAAGTTCCTTACAAGCTACAACCGGCATGTTGTCTTCAGCGTAGTCACCTGCCGCCTCGCCGATGCCAGTCATGCCGATGCTCTCGTAGGCATCTTGAATCAAGTCGTTTACAGCAATCATTGAAAACCTCTTCGTTCAATCGGAAAGTAGGTCGCAAACAAAAAGGTCGCCCCTTTCGAGGCGACCCTAACCATTAACCAGGAGGCTATATGAATTACACTTCGACGTAAATCACCACAGCGTTGCGAGGTTCGTACAGAGCGGCAGCATAGGCACTGTCGATACGAACGAGCTTGTTGAGGTTAGTGCCGTCGCCGAAGATACGCATCTTCACAGAGGTCGAACCCACTGTGGAAACCATTTCTTCGTCGCTACCCGGCAGAGAGTCGAACTGATACTGGTCGAATGCCAGAGCGTCCTTGGCGCGAACTTCGCAAATCTGGTAAGTCTTGCTCGTACCGAGAGCAGAGACCAGAGAGAGCGACGTGGTGCCAGTGGCGACCCAAGCGTTCGGGTTACCATAGTTCTTGCCGTCGAGAGTGATGCGGAGCGGGCTGATGTAACCCACAGTACCAGCGGCGTTCACGTCCTTCACGATGATCTGGACGGGCACGTCAGTCTGGATTCCGGAGCAGTCAACCATCTTCAGACCAGCGACGGTGAAGAGAGAACCCTTGACCAAGTTAGTACCAGAAATCTGGGTCACTTCAGCAAAGCCGAGAGCGTTGCTGTCAGAGTCGGTGATCGGGTCGCCGAGAGTGATGGAACCAGTTGCAGCAGAAGCCTTAGTGGTAATCTGCGGAAGATCCGGAGACTCAACCCACTTGGCGGTGCCGTAACGACCGATGGCGTTTTCACCGTAGGTGTCCATGAACACCTTGTCGTTGGTGAGGAACTTGTTGCCAACAGCCTTGCCAGTGATTTCAGCTTCG